TACATCCAAGTGTTTTCAACGGTTTCAAAGCGTTCTTTTCCGATCACGTGAGCCATGAATTTCTCTAGCTCCAAATCAAGCATGTCGTTTTTTCGTTCCACAATCTTTTTGTCTGCATCAGCAGCCATTTGTTCCACCCAGTAGTTCACTGCGATACTCAGGGCATCCAAGCGATCATCATGTACCAATGCACCCTTATCCCTAGTAATTCTAGTCATCTGGTGAAACAACATGTACTTTGCTTGTTTCTCCGCTGGGTAATCAAGGACAGTCTTGTAGTCTCGTTCTATGACCTTCTGATCGAACACAAGACGATGCTGGTTCATCACAGGTTCCATAGTATCGATGATACGTTTCTCCTTTTGGATGGAGTGCCTTACTTCTTCAATGGTCACAGGATGGATCTTGATAAGAACAGGCTTGAGTAGTTCCATGAACATACCGTCACCAAAGTTACTCTCGATAATAAGGTAGTTAACTTTGTGTTTCTTAGCGATCATAGAGAGTGTCACAAGGTTCTTCTTGTCATACCCTCCCTGCATACCACCGCACTCCAATACATAAAGAATCCCATTGAGCATCTTGACTACTGAGTACCCCATCTCGTCCTTTCCTCGACCACTTGGGTCTATGGACATCACACTTCCTGTGTAGTCTATCCAATCCCCAATAGTCTCTTGTGGAGAATGAAAGAAGTCTCCTGGTAATCCAGTGTTTGGTAGATCTGTAAGACGATTCTTTGGGTCTTTGGACCATATTGGTTTCTCTGGGGCTTTTTCGGTATCGAGTGACATGACTATGAGATCCGATAGTTTCAATGGATATCTATCGGCATCACTAAGGGATGTATCAAGCATGAACTGGAGAGCAAAACCACTCCTGCCATAGGACAACTCTCGTTCCAGAAGATCCTCATCATCAAACCTTTTGGGATCTGTGGGTAACCCTCTAAGCTTTTCATCCTTGTGTAGTTGCTCTGCTATCATAGGAGCAAGACGTTCCCTATACTTTATTTCCTGTGCTTTATTAGGATACCTCCCCGGCCAGATACGAGTAACGTACCCACGATCTGGAAGAGTCTCGTAAAGAGACATTTCTGTTTGTGGAGTACCTAAGTACATGATCATACCGTCTGGCTTAAGGACAGCATCGAATTCCTTTACGGCTTCCGAAAGCTTGTCTCTCATAACTTGTGTCATGGAGTTATTAGGAACCTCTACATCATCTGCAACGATGAGATCTGCACGAGATCCTGCAAGTTGACCTGTGATACCCACACTTTTCACAGAGGGACTATGGGATGCTTTGGCAGGACCAACATCAAATGCTATCTTGGACTGTCTTTGTCCTTCACGTGACCTGAGATGATTAAGTACTGGCATCTCTTGGATAAGCCTTTGTGTAAAGGTGGAGAAGTCATCGGCCCTTACTTTACTAGCGGATACCACGAGTACCTTTGCTTGTGGATCGTGGAGTAACTTAAAGCACACATAAGCACTCGTAATGTATGACTTACCTACTCCACGGAAAGCTTCTATGACTCCACGTTTAGGAGCATTCTGTAGAAAGTCTGCCATGTCGTACTGTACTGGAGTAGGATCTGGAAGATTGAGATGCTTCCAGCACATATACAGAAAATTACGGAAGTCAAGAAGTTGGTTCATTTACTCTTTTTTTTAATTTTAAGCTTATCTTTGATTTTCTTTACATAGTAATGCAAAGTTGACCTTGCTCTAGAATAAGCATTGGCTTTAGCTTTAGTGTCGAACACTGCTATTGATTTACCTTTGTTTTTACCTTTAGATGGAATGACATGGTATTTTCCATCCATTTCCCATTCTTGGGTTACTTCATGGCTCATCTAATTTCTCTAAAATATAAGTTCCACAAAGACTCTTCGTTACCTATAATTTCGTATCCTCCTCTTGGCATAAGCTTATGGAATTTAGAATCTTGGTGACATGGCATTATGTACTCGTTAATACCACGGTCAGCAAAGATTGCTTCCATAGTCTGGTATGCAGCTAGACTATCTCGTGGTTTAGCTTTTGTTGTGTGCATCCACCAGCATCCTGCGGTCATGTTTACTGAAAATGCACCTACTACCTCACCGTCCCTAAGGACCATGTGAGAGGGCTGAAAGATCCCACCGTGGTCGCTTTTAGCAGCGGCCTGGACCTTATCAGCCTGTTCTTGTGTTGTTATTGGTAATACTTGGATCACATCCCTCCTCTTAATTCCCTTAATGTATCTTCTTTATCTTTTTCGGTTTTACAACTGCATGGGGTATTACCACACACATCACACTCTTCATTGGCAAATCTGTCGTGCATCATTCCCTCTGTTCTTATTCCCATAGATTTTTGATATGATATTCGTTGTTCTCGTTGCTTAAGGGATTCCTTGTTCATTAGTTGACTTTGCTTCTTCGTGCTCCTATTTTTTTCAATTGCTGATCGGTAACAGGCATTGTTCCTCCCATACCTCCACCTCTTCGGATCTTAAGCTTACTCATGACCTTACTTAGCCATGACTTAGCTTTTTGGCTTTTGTTTCCTTTTCTGTTAAGCCTTCCAGTTTTTTTATTGCTTAAATCTTTATTAACGTAGCTTTCTTCTGGCATTTTTATGTCTATTGGGGTGTTCCTATGCACGTGTGGATAAAGATGTGCATACGTGGGTTATATGAATATGTGTATATATTATCATAAATTAAGACTACGCTATACTTTTGTAATCTTTAAGTTCTGCGGTGGTAGGAAATGGGAGTGCATCGATGAGATTCTTAAGAGGACTATCCTGCACTGGAAGAGCAGTTATTTCATTGTCCTTAAGGAACTTCACGGCTACCGCTAGATCCGCTGGTTTAGCATCACCGTTCTTTATGCGACTAAGGAGTTCCTTTGCTACTTCCTCGTGGAGTACTTTAAGTTGATCCATGCTATACCCCACCTACTTGAAATGATCCTCTTGCTCCTAAGGTATTCTGATTGAGACCTACGGATTGTCTCGCTGTAAATTGCCGTTTTCCACCCTTCTTTTTAATCTTTAGCTTCTGAGGAGTCTGAGGAGTAAACTGTATTTCAGTTGGGTCTTCTTTTACTTTCTTTTTAGCAAGTAAACCTTCGGAAGTAGTTGGATTAAACCCAGAACCACCTTTGAAGTCAGGATCTTTTACCCATTTCATTGTTCTACTGTCGTACTTATACCCAGGTCTCTTTTTAGATTCTGTATCTACATAGTCACTACTGACTCTTCCAGTTCCTCTACTCATGTATACCTTCTGTGTATTGTGTTTTTCCGTCTACCCTACTTGCAGTAAGTACTCTATGACGGTTTTCTCCTTGATTGTTGTAGGAGACATGTATCCATCCACTTGTGGGTTCTCCTTGTTCGTAGAACTCAAGTATAAGCTGATCGAATGTAATATTTTGCTCAATCCACTTTGCTAATTTAAGGTTATCTATTGAAGGACATTCTAGGTCTGCTGCCATTCCAAGAACATGCTGGCTGGAGTCTCCGCTACCTATCTTGCGGTTCAACTCCAGTACTCTCAGAGCAGAATTAATATTAACCCTCCCATGTGTCTCACGGATCGGCTGGAGGACTGCCGTGGTAAGTGCCGTAAGACACACAAGTTGTTCTTGGGTAGGTGTATTGTCTATACCGTGACGAATAGCTGTTTGTGACCTAGTAAGTTCCTTCAAAGAGAAGTTCTTACTTAGTTTCATATATTATCATCACAACTACATGGGTAAGCTAAACATTCAGGGCAAATAGGGTATTCTTTATCCAAGGAATTCCTTTACTGACTTAAATGTGTTCTCTGGCATTTCATCCACACATGCATCAATTAGCTTAAGCTGATCCTCACTAAGGTTATCTTCCATTACTTTGGATACGTGCTCTTTGGCTAATGACTGTGCTTGGTCTACGACTAACGATTGGATTACATTAAGGAGTAACGATGCTACCATCTTGTGCTTCTTCTTCTAAGGGTTTTTTAGGTTCAGGGTTATGTTCTGGTTCGTCATGACTGACTTCAAACCAGTGTTTACCTAACATTCCGATGATCGGTAAGAATGCACCGAATGCTAAGTTAATAAGGTCTTTACTTGATTGAGCTAGTTCATCTGGTTTATTAACCATAGTAAACACAAGCCAACCAAAAAGACCAAAGGCAAGAAGACTAATAAGAAATCTTGCCCAAAATCTAAGTTTCATAAGTTGAATGTGTGGATCATCTTTTTGCTTTCCACCGTTTTTTACAGTTGTTTTTTCTGTGACTGTTTCCATTACTTCTTTGTAATCTCTTTAATTGCTTGTGTATTAGCTTCAAGTGCTAATTTAATTTG